CCCTGAAGCCGCCTACGCGGTTGGACGTAGTATTCTTACAAACAAGCCTGTTTGCAAGCGTATGCTTTATGGGACGTCACTCCCAAGGGCTAGGCCCAGTTTATGCTGACGTAGTAATTAGAGGCGGGTCAAAGTAAAAGACTCTAGGTGCATTCACATACCAGGATAGATTAAAATCTTCCCCGGCAGCGACATATTGAAAAACTTCAAAGTCGCCGTGAGTTTGCCTATTTCCGTCAAATACCTCGACATAGTGCTTCTGATCACCAAAGGTTGCCGTATCTATAGTAGATGCGTCGGAAAACTTCTTGTTAGTGTAATATGGAAGTTCAACCTCTACTCCGAGACCATTTCCAGTGGTTAGTGCACCACCTTGCCACAAATTGCGGCTCGTTGCACTATACGGTGCATGGTCATTAGACGTGGGAGTGTCTAGGACGCTCTCCGAAGTGCCTATATTGTCATCAAACCATTCGTCTCCTCGGGAGACAACCATTTTGGTGTGATGTACATCTGAGTACTCGCCTAACATATATTTATAGCGGATGCCTCCGCGTCGTGCTGCAAAAGCTGGTGTTAACCAGTTCATTAGCGTGCCCGGTATGGGATTGAAGTTTACAGCATTTAAGCCTCCACCTCGTGCCACTTGGTACATACCATTTGTATCTGCTCTTCCTCTATACATTGGAAAATTGGGCAAGCAAATTTGGTATTTTGTACTCCGACCTGTTTTAGTGTCATCGTACGATCGTGCAAAGACATTTGCCAAGTTGTACCTCTTAAGCATGTCTCGGAAAGATACGAATTTCTCTCCAAAATACACGAGTGCGAGTGCGTCCGTTTGTGTTGGTTGGCCAATGGCCTCTAGCATCTCGCTTCCATCATGTCCCGGTTGGGACTCACGAGCAGTCTTTGCGTTATTAAGCAATCCAGACTGTGACCACGCGCCATTCACTTCTAAAGTCGAATAGCCTGGTACATCCCCGCCAAAACCCCAGTTATCCAGGGCATGACTATCGAGGCCTGCAACCTCATAATCTTCCGCACCACTCAGGTACACGTTGATTCTGACATAATTGGTTTGATCTTCGTCGGGACCAGTGAGTTCATTAAGAACAAATACCCGAAGAGCACCATTCATGTTTTCATCTACGTAGCCGGAACTTCCGGAGAAATCCCCCATGTACCCGCCACCCAAAGAGTGGTCGACTTGCTGCCAGCTTTTATCCTGCATCCAGTATACTGGAAGAGTAAAATCCTTAGTTTCCTCCAAATCTAAAATTCGACAATAAGTACTATTAAGATCAGGAAACGAGTCATTACTAAATCCTTTCGGATCATAAACAACAAGCAGTCTTCCTCTGTGTAAATCAGAGGCCATAATCTGAAACCTATAAATTAGACCTCCCCTCCAATACTTGAAAGGGATTGAGGCGTGTGTCAATGGAGTGAAGAAATATTCATATCCATATTCAGTAGACACATCCCTTCGCATCAATGAGATTGGTGTAGCGAAGATGGTCTGTAATTTTGTTTCCTCGGCGTCTCTCATCTGCCAATCGAATTGACCTATCAATGACGACTTACTTGTTAAGGCTTTAATTGTCATCTCATCATTAAGGCTTGCGCCGGTAATATTGTGATCAATTGTAAGTTCCTGTTTCGGATCAAAAGTCAACTTTTCAGTTGCCTCTTCTATGGAAGAATTCGCAAGGATTCCCATTTCCAAGGGTTTATATCTCCTAACAGGTTCTAGATTGACTGGTCGACTAAAACCAAACAATTGTGCAAGATTACCAATCCCTGAAGCGATCATCTGCGTAGCCGTAGCATACGGAGCGATTTGGGGAATGATTTTAAGTTTTCCTGCGAAACTTGCGATAGCGGACGCGGGTTTCGAAATAATACCTTTGCCATATTCGTCTTTTGCACCATCGAGTTTACCACTCTGTGAGAAAATTCCCATTGACGTAGGTGCCGCCAATTGGACATTAGACATCCATGCCACAACAGTAATGTTGATTTGGCTAGCGTCTGTTGATCCAAGGACACGTTGGAGAGGGGCCAAAGATATCATATCAATGGCACCCATATCTACTGCATCACTCCCCCGAGTAAGATCGAGGTAGTTCTTGTGGTGGAAGAAAGGTAACTTCATCTCCCCTCCCTGGCTAGTAGTTGGATTAAGACATAAATGTTGTCTCTGGCTCAAGAGTACGCATCGATCGAAATAATCGTTAGTTGCTGTACCCAAGAAGTCATAGCCTGTACCTTGCGGTTTATATCCTACTAATATACTTCCGTAGTAAAATGGTCCTCCATTCACCATGAACTTCACATGAAGATCTCCACTAAGTAGTGAATATCCTTTCAATTTGTCCTTCACAATGGTATTGTCTAAAAAGTCAAACCAAGGGTTGAACTGTACATCTAAGTAAGAACCATTTGCCAAAATATGAGTGGCTAGTCGCACTGGGCGACTAAGCCAATCTCCTAGCGCCGCACCCTTCGTGCCGGCCTGGAGCCTAGTTGAATCGATTTTGGAATCGATAGATACATGAACTTGATCTACATCTGTTTGAAATTCAACTGTTTGCTCTACATCAGTCTCTGCTGTTGTAGTCGCACCTTCTGTCCTCAGCTCTCCGGACTGGGATTCCGCATTAGCTGCTTCTAATTCTGCCACTGCTTCTCTGATACGCCTTGCGCGCCACTCTTTATAGTACTTAGTACCACAGGTGTATTTACGCAATCTATCATTCCAGTTGGCTCTAACTATCCTATCTGGCTCTTCCAGCACAGATTTGTAGAAGGATTTGATGTAGCTGAGATACGTCGTGAAACGTACATCTACATTCACATCGTCAGGCACTTCAAGTGCAGAACGAGCGGTGAATGCCCCCGTTAGACCGACAGTGCGTTCTAACGTCCCTGACTGTGAGACAGCTACAACATCATGGTGGGTAATGTCCAGTTCTACCGAACCATTCCTACTCTGACGAATGTGCACGTCAGGTGTCCTCTCTACGTGGGTTGATCGAGGCTCTCCCCCACACATTGCCGTTTTAAGACATGGCAACAACGTGTCTTTGATAATTGTAAGAGTATTACCAATCCTTTCCTATGTTTAACGTCTTTAAAGCTACGGATTAATCACTTTCAGACGGAAAATTTTGTAATATAACCAAGTATAAAGCATTCTACTAGTACACAAAACGACAAAAATACTATGCATATGTAATCAATATAAATGGGTCCCAATTCCCGTAGGTTTCGCCAGAGAGATGTGGCGCGACAAGTTTCACGACTTTCGGGGTCGGATAGAATTTATAGAAGCGATTTAAACAGCTTCTTCATTGGTTTCGACACCGTACTATCTACTCGGTATTCATTGTGTGTATAGGCTACAGCTCGCACTATTGCAACTCCGAGCCATGACTTTTGTTTCATTACACTTCGGAGAATAGTTCTCTGTCTGTGAGCTTGCTCCATAGCCGCATTCAAGCCACCTTTTGCTTTGAATTCAACACACCAAACCTCTTGCCCATATTGAGCAATAATGTCACCGTAAACCTCTCCATCTAAGGAGTATTCCCGGGCGCGGATAACAATACCCGCTTTTTCTGCCTTAGCCACCCATGCGTCAATGATTGCAGACTCGTCAGAACTAGGTTCTTCCTTCTGGTCATATTTGTATGGTAGTAGTCCCGACTGACTACTGGCTTTTACCAGGTTATACTTGTCTAGCCATTCCACTTCACGTTCGTCGAACGTTTTGTAGAAGCTAGGGGCAACAAGGTGTTCCCACTTGTGATCTGCAACAACTGCCTTTAGTTGCTCATGACGCATATCAAAGTGTTCGCGACCGTGAAACCAAAGTTCACGCATCGCTCCATCCAAACATTGTCTCGCGATTGCTTCGCGAGTTGTATGCTTTGAAGCCATATTACAGTGTAGACTCTTGAAGATCGAATCCTCAGAGAGTTTTGCAAGAAACATACCCTTCTCGCCTGTAGTTGGGTCTGAATACTCCTCACGGAATTCAGTGGCACGCTTAAGGAAATCAGCATCTCGAAGATGAATGAAAGGCACTGATTCGGCATCCTTATCTGCCATGGTGTACTCGATTCCTTGACCATTGTAAATCTTCTGCATCTCAGTGTGATTGTAGCGAGGGACCTCTGGAGAGACTCCCATCTCATTATCATCACCATATGTCATTAAAGCCACATAATCTGAGAAGCGATTGGACTTAAGAGAACCAATCGGATAGAGAGTGTAAAAAACACATCTCTGGTATAAAGAATTGACGATAGAATTGATGTAAACAGTCAGGTTCTGTCCCGAGGGATTAGAACCAAGTAGTTCAACCAAATCCCCATTCACACACATAACGGGGTGGATTACGTCAGCTACAACACTTTCCATAATCTTGATATCATCATCAGAGTAGTCTGCATGTTTGGCAAGCTCAATCATAATTGAAAATGCCCACATCGTCATCGTTGCAGACATGTGTTGGTCATAGGCTTTAAAATCACCTGCGACAATTCGCTCCTGTCCGAAGCGGGACAAGTGCTTCATCAGTTTGTTCCATTGAGGACCTTGAGAATTGATCCCCACTGCACACTCACTCGTGACCGGGTGATTAGACATGCAGGACGCAATAGGCAAAAAATATTGCCTAATGATGCATTGTAGAGTCAATGGCGCGCACTGAAATACGCGGACCTTCTTCTTTGAGAGCTTCGTGGGCTCATCCTTCGTCGCTGCTTTAAAAACAGGATAATATCTGAGACCTCTCAAATAGACTTGTCTGGCTTGACGCCAGTCTTCCATATATTCCTCCTTAAAGGTTTTAGGATCAGCATGCCCTGGATATTCATCTGGATCAAGATCAATCAGAAGTTTGGTCTTCTTTCCAGACAACGGCCATCCAGGCGAAGTATTAAAATTCATTGGATCTATAAAGCGCTTTCCAATAATTCCAGAAACTGTCTGAACTTGTGTTAAAGGTTTACACTCTTTAAATAATTCAGGCAACTTCTCACGAATCTTCAGAAATTGCATTCGATAACAACGAACAGCTTTCACTACAATACTTCCTAGTGATAGAGACGGATGAGACAATTGTTCCAATGCCACCTGATAAGGGTAGACACCTTCACCTTTCAATTTGGGGGGTCCCCACTTTTGTGGTACTCCAGTAACCTCCGCAACAAGATCAGATATGATTGTTGGTACTACTGACGAAACAGGAGTAGCTCTACCAGAGGTGGGACCATAAATCTCAATTGAACAGCCCTCAGTTAAGAATCGTGTAGCACTCTTTCGATGTATTTCACCATCTTCAACTAATTTCTTTCCAAATTGATCTTTCGGTAAAGTTCCTCGACTTGCGGTTCTGACAATACCAGGGACTTCGGCTAAATATTTCAAGCCTTTCTCAACCTGGTCATATGTCAAATAACCACAACCACCTGTGCGACCTTGTCCACACAAATGGAAACCAAGGATTGTCGTTCCTTTTCCTCGGGAAACAAGGGGGGACATACACATCCCATCCGCAGTATCAAAAGGTAATTTATAAGTACCTCCTGGTATGTGCTTCATAGAATAATGGTCAATACCCGTACGATCGTGTCTATAGAATGTTTTTGCAAATTCAATATCACCACTCTTCTCTTTTAAGATAAAAGTAGCTTCTGAATCTGAAACAGCATCCATAGGCAAGAACTTCCGCATATCTCCCATACTTCCAGCACTAGGAGTCCAACAAATCACAAAATCTGTACCGGGAACAACATATGTATATTCCTTAGCAATTTTATCTCGAAAATTACCACCTGTTACCTTTGGATTTCGCCTCCAACAACGAACATCGAAATCCAAATGGCCTTCTTCCCAATGCTTCTTAACAAAATGAGCAGGAAGAATCATGAAATTACTTTCAATAAAGAACCCACGAATAAAATACTTCGCACTTTCGACATAGACAAGATTTTCACAACATAAATTAGCTAAATCATGTGATGTCGTAGTTTTTGAAGCTGTACTCATTGGTAATGGTGAAATGTAATTTGCAGCCCAAACGTTCGGTTCTGCATCACGTTCCTCAATATCTTTCATTGATGTAGGAAGTAAATTGCCCTGAGGAGCAAAAACTTTCTTCATACCATAAATCCATCGACAAACATGATACAATCCGAACAATCCAGTTCCAAGTAGTAACTTACCAGAGTGCTCCTTGAAAATCTTAACATACGCTGGAAGGGCACTGTTTCGCTGCAATAGTTCATGTTGAATTGCTCGTTTTTCATAATATAACACAACTGCAATAGATGTAACAGTCGTATAAAATAACAATAAACTGGAAAAGAACCAGCCTTTAACAAGCCACCAGCCACAAGCAGTGAGACACCACCAGTACAACAACAATACTTTCCATTTCTTATCAATTATTTCGTACCTGCGTGCAAAAAGAACTCCATATGTCACCAAAGGTGAAGTTATAAAGCTCTCAGGCACCCATGCTACCCAATCAAAAATGGAATCATTGTACCAATTTTCCAAATGAATAAGATCCTCGGTCCTCGTTTCTTTCAATCGCCAAAAGAAAGCCCTAATGTTCCAACGCTGTTGTAATTGCCATCGCGCAAATCTATACAAATTCCACATAACTGACCTACGCAAGCTATTTCTCCATGCAATGAGATAATTTCTTGCCCAAGCAGTATAATAGCGAATAAATTGAACACGAGACTCACTTGGTAACTGCAAAATAATAATAAAGACTTGTAATATAAAGCCAAAACAATATCCTGCAAAATACCAAAGTAAGCGACGCAAAATGGATCGAAGCAAAGGTGACGCATTTTCTTCAAAACAATCATCAACACCCAACATAGTCCTTAATCCATGACATAACTCATTAAGTTCTCCAACTACTGAGTCATCATCAGGATGAACATTGAGATCGACTTCGCTTGGCAAACGCGCACATTGCTCAGCCATCTCTATCTTTTCACAATCACAAAATGCGAAACCACACTTAGTACAACATTTATCATCATCTTTTTTAACAGTATTAAGTTCAATTAATTCTGCTTGAAAATCAAAATGATCTTTTGACGCAACTTGTGCCCATCGCAAATACGTATAGACATCGACTTTATACATTTCCTCGCCTTCAAACGTTATGGGTTGTAGCTCATAATGGTTCTTATCAGAATTAGTAGTCTTGGGTGCACCAACGACACATCTTCTAACAGTGAGTAACCAAATATCAGCATCTCTTTTCATCCCATATATCTCCTTGACCTTACGAGAATCCAGTCGACCGTCGGTCTGAAACTCTTCTCGTACTTCCACTTTAACATGGAACATACGACGAAGTACAGATTCGGGTTTCTCTGAATACTGTTCGGCCAGCAAATGTTCAACATTTGTTGTTATCATGACAATCCACGGATGAAGTGCAACTTTCCCTTTCAGGAATGCTTCAGCCATAGGTGCAAGAAACAAAGCATTGTTAATAGTTTGAATAAGACGATAAACTGGCGAAAAATCCATAAATTTCGGTGTTGTATTTCCAAGATCATCAAAAATAATAACATTCGTCGATGAACGAATATTGGAAGCATACTTATCATTATCAGCCCATACAGCAACTCGTTCATCTGAAACATCAATTTCATTATAACGACCAATTGCTTCATATGTCAACTGATTTAAAGTGCTCTTTCCAACACCCGTATTTCCATACAAAGAAACAGCAAATGGGGATTTCCTCAATCCACCACGTGTGCGAACTTGTGTAAACTCATTTCGCCAATCACGTAATCTATCAAGTCTATCCATTACAAATTTCTTTTCAACAGTCATCGTACGAGATATTTTCTTAGCAACCTTGTCACCGAGAGCAATGATTTCATCAAGGAGGACTTCATAATCCGTTTCCGCAATATTAGCATGTTCTTTTAAGTTTCCTGTCAAAGAATAACCATGAATATCACGAATACGATTATATTTCTCTTCAAATATCTTCATATCTTCATCGTGAGCAAAGAATGCGGATACTTCACCTGTTTTGTATACACGCCAGCCACCTTCGATAAAACCGATGGCAGTTGTGCACACAAGATCCATTAAATCAACACAATTTATTTGATTCTTATAGACAACAGGAGCAAAGAAAGTAAGTCTTCCCATTTTAAAGGTCAAACTAGAAGCTTCACACATTCCAACAGAAACAACATAATTCAAAAGTTTAAGGAAATTCTTAATATCCTTATTCTCGCGATAACGTGTCCAATTAGTCAATGCTTCCTTCAAATCATTTAACCATTTTTCCTCGTCTTCGCCATCCTGCTCTATCATAGTATTAATATGCCCGCTCACAAGTTCATACCAATTACGATCACTTTCTGATCTCATAAAAGACATTAAATGACCCAGGAGAGAACGTTGACTATGAGCTTGAGCATATGACACTAAAGCAGCAATAACACCAGATTTATCGCTACTAGAAACAATGCTAGTTTTCAAAGCTAACAATAAAGTAGTTTCTCGAGCAACAAAATCTGGAGTCACAAACGATGGCAAACGGATTCCAAGCTGTTCTTCATAAACATTTCGACGTTTTGTGTAAAACATCCTCCATATCATTGTTACAATGGAAGTGTAAACACAAGCGGACATAGTGAAAATGCATATAAAGAGCAGCCCATACACCAAATCCCAGACAAAACTCGTAGAAGGAGCAAAGCATAGCATAAGAACTGACATAAAGAACATCCAGTTTTTAACAAGCCAAAAAGGTGGCTGCTCTACACCAATGAAACCCATTTGTGGCTTCATGTCTCTGTGTCGTTTACAGAGACCGGCATACTTGCCATCTTGCTCCCGTCTGTGAAATAGTCGATTGCATTCTACACACCGATCGACCAACATCCAATCCTTCATATACTGGCACACCTTCCGAGTTCTATTCAAACAAAAACTCGCTCCCGAATGGAGCAAAGGCCAGTACTGTCCGAAAAATGTTTCGGACTCCTCTTTTTCTTTTTGTGTCAAATTGACACTGTTACAGGCTTTACAATCGCACATCTCTGGTTTATTAATAAATACCAGAGCCATGCGAACTGAAAGCCCCAAAAGTTGGGGTTTCTCGTTCACAAAGCGACCTATGTTTTACTACACCACTAGGGCTTTCAATGTACTGACTAAGAGCAAGCTCTTTCAAATCAACATACACCATAGGTCTACGGCTCTCCGCACACTAAACGAATATAATTATGTAAATTGTCACCAATTTATAAAATGTGAGACTAAATAGTCGCGCCTTAGAAAAGGTACACATCATAACTATAAACGAACATAGTTCGCGGACTGGTTTGGTGGTCACTTCTTTCATACTAGGCCAAGTGACGGGCCTCATAAATACCACATCCGAAAGTAGGTACTTCCTCATGATCGGACAGCTTTAAGCAATACTAGTAAACATTGGATTTTATGATACGTCTAGCAGGTCAGATTTAATCTTACAATCTCCGTAGAAAGTTTGGTGAAAGCTGGTTTAACACTTTCGATACCTAGTTAAGAAAGTAAAATCGTCAATAGCACGGAACAATGGGGCGTACCCCATTGTTCCGACAAACGGTGTAACGGGGGCGGACCCCCGTCCACCAGTTGTGTCTCCAAAATAGAGACAACTACTAAATGAAATCCTCGCACACGCAAACG